CAAAAGCCGGTTAAATTATATGAATGGATTTTAACTAAATACGCTAAAGAAAATGATAAAATATTAGACACACATTTAGGAAGTGGAAGTATTGCAATAGCGTGTCATAATATGAAATACGATTTAACAGCGTGTGAACTTGATAAAGAATACTACGACAAAGCCATGAAAAGACTAAAAGAACATACGGCACAACAACGGTTGTTTTAATTGTGCCTAACGAGCAAGGGTAAACAACGTTTATTATGAGTAAAAAAAAGAAAATAGCAATAATTGGAAATGCGGGGATAGGAAAATCATTGGCTTATGAATTAGCTAAAAATAAATGTGGTTTACCTATTGTTGTGGATAGCGAAGCGAAGTGCTGCGAAGAAGTAAAAGACTTTTATTTAGGTACAACTTGTTCTAAATGCAAAAGACCTTTTAGAAGCGAAAAGAAAGATTAGCAGCATTATCTACAACTATATGATAAAAAACGTTTTAATGTTTTTTATGAGAAGTTAGAGAACGTTTTAATGTTCTTAATTTTTTATTCGTTTTATTTTTAATATCTTTGCGAAAATGGCAGTAGAAGTATTTTTATGAACGTGGGTTAGTGATAAGACTAGAAAGAAGTTTAAAATAGCCTGTGCGGTACATAATGTCAATCAAGGTGATGTTATGGAGTTACTGTTAGAGAAGTGGTTGAATAGTCCTCATATAAAGGAGGATATAAAACAGCTAATAAATGAGTAATTCAAAAAGACAAACAGAATTTGAGAAGTTACTAGAAGATGTAAGGGGTAAACATTCCAAGCGGATGAATGCTATACTGTTAACAGCAAGTGAAGGAGATGAGGAAGCATTTGCAGTCAATTTCTTTAAGATGCTAGAGTATGCTTCTCCTAAGTTGCAACGAAGCGAGGTGTTCAGTGAAGTTAAGGAGCAGACCATTACTATTAATCATGTTAGTGGTGATGTTCCAGAAAAAGGGTAGAGGTGAACTTTAACGTTTCAAAAACATTCGATGATATTTATAAAGCCTACACCAGTGGGCTTTATCGGCTTATAGTAGCTTATGGTTCGTCTAGGTCTGGTAAGTCGTATAGTATTATGCAGTTGTTCGCTATAATACTTATGACTAAAAAAAACTATAAGATTACAGTATGGAGGGGTACTAGGGTGGATGCGGTTGCTACTGTGTTGGAGGATTTTAGAAGTGTAATTGCTTCTGACCCGGAGCTATATTCTAAGTTTACATTCAATAAAAAAGACGCTACATTCACTTGCAAAGATAGTGGCAGTATTATTCACTTCATGGGAACTGATGTGATAAGTAAAGTTCTTGGTATGGCTCAGAACATATCGTTTTTTAATGAGATTTCTCACTTTTCAGAAGAGGTGTTTCTTCAAATCAACCAACGTACATCCGATTACGTTTTTTCTGATTATAATCCTAGCCGAGAGTTTTTCATTAATAAATACGAGAGTCATACCAACTCAATATTTCTTCGAAGTACTTATCAGGATAATTTACCTTTCTTAACAGATGGTATTGTAAATCAGCTAGAAAGCTATAACCCATTTGAGGTTGGGAGTACTAAAATAATCAATAATAAGTTATGTTACAGGGGTAAACCAGTTTCAGAGAAGAATAAACCACCACCACATAAGCTAAATGTAAAAAACAAGACAGCAGACTTATATATGCATGAGGTTTACGCTTGTGGGTTGAAGTCAGAGAAACCTAATCGTGTTTATAAAAAATGGGGTGTTTGCACTGATGAGTTTTTTGAGGACTTGGAATACACAAGTCATTTTGGGCTTGATTTTGGAACGTCATCTCCGACAGCGATGGTGGAGGTAAAGTATGATGGAGACAGAACATTCTACCTACATCAAAGGTTATACAAGCCATCTTCATCTATGGGAATGCCTTTATATGAGTGGATTAGAACAATGATGACCCCTAGTGTTGGAGATGAGGATTTAATTGTTTGTGATTCGGCTAAAAAAGTAATGGTTGATGAGTTGAGAAACGCAGGGTTAAAAGCTGTATCTGCATTAAAAGGACAGGGAAGCCAATCAAAAGGGATAACACAAGTTCAAAGTTTTAACATAGTTTTTACAGAATCTAGTAAGGATTTAGAAGATGAATATTTTAATTATGCATATAAAATTGATAGGTATGGGTTGTCTACAGACGACATTGACCCGTCCTCTCCAGATCACTTAATGGATGCTACAAGATACATTATTAGTTATTTAATTGGGTGGTTAAGAATTGTTTTTAAATAAATAGTGTTTATATGTTTATTTTATGTTAATTTTGCAAACGTATAAAAATGCAATATGGGTATATTCAATAATTTAAGTTTACCTAAGTGGATTACTCCCGTATGGAATAGGACATCTTCGGGGCAGTCTTTTTATGATTTAACATCATTTGACTCTTGGGCAAAGGAAGGAAATAATTTACACATAGCACAAAACCACCCGATTTTAACACCAGCGTTGCTATTTGTATCTAAGCTGTTTAGTCAGGCTAAGTTTGAAGTTGTTAGAGAAAGCACAAGTAAGACCGTTCCTAATGATCCAATATTGAAGTTATTAAGGAATCCTAATTATGCTCAGACATTACCTGATTTTTTAGAGAGCTTGATGTTCACTCAGATTGCGAATGGTGTTGGTGTAGTTTGGACTAAGAGAAATATAATGTCTCCTACAACTCCGAACTCATTGTACGTTCTTGATTACTCATTGATTGAGTTTCCGGATGATATGAAGAAGGGGAATTTTATTAACTCGTCTGCTTCATCAACATTCATGAGAAAGAATGTAAAGTATGATAAGCATGGTGAGAACTTAGATATTCCTTTGAATCAATTGATGTTCTTCTATGATCTACCAAACGGAACTAATCCAAACCCATTTGTAGCTAAGAGTAGATTAGACGGGCTTAAACAAACGTTGATAAATACAGAAGATAGCCTAATTGCAAAAAACATAATCCTTAAATCAAACGGAAAAGAACTTGTATCAGGAACAAAAGACGGTGCATTCCCATTGTCAGCAGATGAGAAGAAGGAGCTTGAGAATATGTATAACAATGAATATGGTATGTCTTTCTCTAGGAAAAGAGGGATTGTAATGGCAGCAGCCATAACCCATAAGTCTTTGCATATTGCATTACGTGATTTAGGATTGGATGAGTCGATTAAAGTTGATGGTAATATTGTTTACACAGCGTTACATATACCGAAGGACATAATTTCTTTAGAAGCTAAAAAAACTACTTACAATAACTTTAAGGAGTCTATGGTTTCTTACTTACAGAATGAGATGCAGTCTAGTTTAGATTCATTTACGGCTGTATTTAACAAGATTCTTATTGACTCTGGTTTAAGATTGGTTGGTAGCTACGAGCATCTACCTATCATGCAGTTCATACTTATCGAGAGATATAAAGGTGTGAATGAGAGAGCGTTGGCATTAACCAATCTAAGAAAGGCTGGTCTACCTAATGAGATGGCTTTGGAAATGGTTGGGCTTGATCCAACAACAGAATTAGCAGAGATGGTAGCACCAGCAGATGATACAGCACAAGATGAAGCACAAGATGAAGATAACCAAAACGAAGAAGGCGATGAATAACCTAAAAGAAACGGTTGATAACATAGACAAGGCACTTGAATTTGAAAACCAAGACCAAGCCTTAAAACACCAATTAGAAAAAAGAAAAGAAACAATCATAAAAAACGAACCTATAAATAAATAAGCTATGGCAGTAAAACTAGAGATTTCAAACAATTATTTCAAAATAACAAATGGTTCTAGTAATCCTGCTAGGTTTCCATATCGTGATGTTAGATTCCAAGCATTAGATAGCACAGAGCTATTAAACTTCTTTCTTGGTGATAGCTTAAAACCAATCTATCCTGTACCATTCGATTTTGCAGATGAGCCAGCAGAAGGGTCTGTTACTATTGACACAACTACAGCTACTAAAGCAACAGGTACGGTTACATTAGCGAGTGCGGTTGCGAATACTTTCTCAACTGGAACAGCACAATGTACATCTTGTATTGCTGGCGATGAGTTAGTTGTAAACGGGCTTACTTACACTGGCGTAGCTGGTGTAAAAACAGACAACACAGAATTTAGTATTGATACGTCAGATGATGCTACTGCAACAGACTTAGCGGATAGTATAAACAACGATATTCGTGTAGGTACTTTAGGAACTGTATCTGCAACTGCAAGTACTGACACAGTTACTTTAACTACAGACGTTGAAGGAGTTGCTGGTGATGCAACCACTTTAGCACAAACAGGTGGAACAATTACCCTTAGTGGGGCAGTTTTCTCTGGTGGGGTTGACGCAAATATAGCGACTATTAATGGACTTACATATACGGCAGTAGCAGGGGCTAGAGCTGATGATACTCAATTTAGTATTGATACATCTGACACAGCAGCAGCGACAGACTTGGCAGCAGCAATAACAGCAGATACAAGAACAGGATTAGTCCTTGATCTTACAGCTACAAGTGCTTTAGGTGTGGTTACATTAGTTCCTTCTCTTGGTGGTGTTATTGGAAATACAATAGCTCTTTCAGAGAATACAGGAGCAACTACCATAACAGTTAGTGGAGCAACTATGAGTGGAGGTCTTGATGATGCAGAAGTGAGTGGTATCTTAGTTAACTCAGTACAAGTAATGAGTGGAGCAGAGACATCTATAGATGATGTAAGTACTTTAGCAACACAAGTGGCAGCTAATATAACAGCGTTTACTTCAACACCTAATTATACAGCGACATCTTTAGCAGGAGTAATTACCATTACAGCAGCCGATGATGACACAAATGTTAATGGATTTGTTGTAACCTCAACAGTTGTTAAGGCAACTTCAACAGATGCTAACATGGCAGGAGCAACAGCTAACATTGTAGATAGTGCTGGAGACCCATTTGATACTTGGGCAGACTTAATCACATTCTTAGAAAAGAATACAGGTGGGGAATTAATTGCATAAAAAAGAAAAGATATGATATTAAACTATCCAAGTGACGTAAAAACAGAAAAAGAGAAGTTAGATTACATTGTAAAAAATGAGGATTTGATTTTCGATCAAGCTAAGACGATGTTCAAGAAAGCCGATGGTTTTGGTGGTGCTGTAACAGTGCTTAGAGATATGAACACAACTAAGGCAGTTAAAGCTGAGGACTTATTGGAGAAAGATAGTATAGAGGCTAAATTAGCCATCAATACTACAAATGTATTGGATAGTCATGGCGACTTGCATTTAAACGGTATGTGGGATAAGTCTATTAAGGAAACTGGAAGTCGGGTGCTACATTTACAGGAGCATAAAAGAACTTTCAAGGACACTATTGCCAGAGGTAAGAACTTAAAGGTTTATACTGAAACAGTAGCTTGGAAAGATTTAGGTTTCAAGATGGATGGTGAGACAGAGGTACTTACTTTTGATTCTAACATATTGAAGTCTGAGAATGACTATATGTTTGGTGAATATGCTAAAGGCAATGTATCTGAGCATAGTGTTGGTATGATGTATGTTAAAATGGCTACTTGTATCAATGACGAAGATTATCCTGTACAGAAAGAGAATTGGGATAAATACGCACCTATGGTGGCGAACAAGTCAGCTTTAAAATCAACCAATGTATTTTGGGCTGTTTCGGAAGCGAAGGTAATTGAAGGATCGGCAGTACCATTGGGAAGCAACTCTTTCACACCAACAGTATCTATTAAAGAGATAGAGGTTACAGACCATGTTGATTTAACAGACGAACAAATTAAAGAAAATGCCACTAAAGCGTGGTTAAATATAAAGTAGAGCCGAGAAATCACTCTAACCCAAATTGCCGAGAGCCGTAGCGATTACACTCTTATAAATTATTTATAACTTTTAAATCCTAAAAAAATGGATGACATTCAAAAAGCATTAGACAAAAAATTTGAGGACTTGCAAGCACAATTGCAAACAGCTCAAGCAGAGGGAGCTACGAAAGCAGACCTTACAGCATTAGCAGATAAGATTGAAGCTAGTGGTAACGCATTAGAAGCACATATCACTTCTTTAAGAGAAAAAACAGTTAAAACTTATCAGGCTCAATTTGCTGAGTTCTTAATTGAAAACAAAGATCAACTTGCTGAAATTAAAAAGAACAGAGCTGGAACAATTGAGTTTGTACCTAAAACTGTTGGTGATATTTCAACTGGTAGTGGTACTGATTCCGGAACACCTCCTGTAGCTTTACATAACAACCTAACAGAAATTCCTTTACGTAATGACGATATGTTATTAGGTTTAGCATCTGTTTCTAGCACAAACAGTCCAGCTTATTCATATAGCGAACTTAAACCAAAAGAAGGTGGATATACGTTTGTTGCAGAAGCAGGAACTAAGCCACAAATTGATTTTGCGTGGATTAACCGATTTGCAGAGCCTTACAAGATTGCTGCTTATGAAGTACTTTCAGAAGAATCTGTAACTGACGTTGCACGACTAGAAAGTGTTGCTAGAACTTATTTAGCAAAAGCACATGACTTGAAGAAAATCAACCAAGTATATTTTGGTGGTGGAACAGGTAGTGACGCTACAGGTGCAACTGTAACAGGACGTACTTTTGTATCTACTGGTATGGCTAACAAATTTGCAACTGGAACTTCTAATTTTATGGACGTTGTTAACGCTTGTGTTACTGATATTTATAGAACTCAGAACTACACAGACCAACCTCATTATCAGCCAAACATTGTCTTGATTAATCCTATTGATTTCTTCTTGAACCTAGTTGGAGCAAAAGATGGTAATGGACTACCTCTTTATCCTCAAGCTGGATTATTTAATGAAGTACGTATAGGTGGTGTAACAATCAAGCCTTGGATTACTATTCCAGAAGGAAAAATATTTGTTGCGGATATGAAACTAATGAACATCGTTAATTATGTGCCTTTCTCTATTCGAGTAGGTTGGATTAATGACCAATTCATTACAAATGAGTTTACAATGGTTGGTGAGTCACGTTACTACCAATACATTAAGAACCTAGACGAAGCAGGATTTATCTATGACACTATTGCAACAGTGCAAGCAGCTATCACAGCATAATTTTAAAATTAAATTAACCGACCCTCTTCGGAGGGTCTAAATCTAAGTAAAATGTCTGAATTGAAAAAAGTAAAACCGGGTATGTATGAATGTATCGAGGTAGCAACAGGGGAAAAAGTTGTTTATTACAGCACAACTGTTAATGCACTCGTAGGAAAAGGTATCTTAAAAGATGCTACATTTATTAATGATAAGGATTACAATCCTAGAGGTAAATAATTTATAACACTAAAGCATTTAAGAATGCAATCAGGAACGTAGTCATCAATGAAATCATTGAGTTTGCTTTCCACATCT